GCATTATGTTTTGCCGAACATAGATTTCAGACAGACTCTACCTGGTATGCTTCTATCCCGGATAATCCTGTTTTAGAATCAAATTCAACTTCATGGATTAATTTTTTTTATACGAAACTAACTGGTGGATTTGGAGCAGATGAGGGATTTCGTATATACCGTGCAGATAGTGGCACTCCATTAAGAGAAGTCCAGATGTGGTGGGGGCAGAAGTACTGCTCGGTACATACTTCCACATCTTGTTCAAGGGATGCCCAGTGCCCTTCAGGAGAGACTTGTTCGGTATGCCAATCCACACCTGACCTAACGTGGCAAGTCCCTATTGCTGACGGTTGGAGATCGTATCAAGAAGACCGCTATTGTACTGGCAATTATGTAGATGCCAATATGAATGTTTTTGATTATATCGGGCATAATATAACTACCGGAGTCGTCGATGGCATCCCCAAACAGATTCATCTTTATAATGCAAGGAAATGCTCTGTCAATAGTGGTAATAATTGTAATTCATGGCCCTCAGGTGTGCCCGTGGATGGAGAGCCCTGGATTACGAAAACATCACAATGGATGCCCTTTACCGGGGATGGTATAACATCATGCGGAGAAACAGAGGGTGGCGGATACCTAACAAGTGTTGCATGTGTAAATCATTCTATCGCAGTAATCACGCTTGATGAATATAACGCATGGAAAGCCGGCGGTGAAATAGCAGGTATTGGAATTGATCATGCCCTTGATTTAACTGCTCCGCAATCAAGAGGGCCGTATCATTGTAATCATCGTTACCCATCCCCAGGAGGTCTTGGGCAGGCGGAAACTACCTCACCGTTATACCCTGGGAACGAAGCCTGTTGTCATAATTGTGGTGGTACTTCTCTTGATCCGGGTGTAGATACTGGACCTGAACTTGGAATCCGTCTTCAAATTTTGCCTACATATAATTGCAACCAGCATGCAGACCTTACAAAAGCAATATGCCAGGCATGGCAGAAATATGGCGCCATTTATACTGAGCATACTTCAGCACATGACATGTATATCAATATTGAATCTGTTTTACCTCCAAGAAGTTGGTATGGGGCACATTATGAGGGACTTCCTAAAAACTGGCTAAATTATATGAGAATTGTGCTTCCTGTTTGTATTATCGGTACAGAGTGCAATACTGCGAATGACGGCGGTGCAGCGATATGCTCTGGCTCAAATCAGAATTTTAATTGTATAACCGGGGGAATTGATTCACAGAATCCGACTACTCCGCGAAGCCCCCAGGCTCAAGCACATGCTACCCAGGCAGAGGTAACCATTTCCTGGATCGCATCAACCGATAATGTAGCCGTCGATCATTACAATATCTACTGGTGTTCGGGAGTGGACTGTACCCCAACAACGCTGATTTCTCCGATAGTATATCCAGACACTTCTTATGTCCATAATGGATTAACTTCTGCAACTCTTTACAGATATCAGATAGAGGCTGTAGATACCTCTGATAATAAGTCAGATAAAACTGCCATTATTGAAGCAACAACACCGACACCCTCTGCTCCAGATTATACTCTGAAGAAGAAAGGTCAGGTTATTACAATTGATGGAAACTGCAACGAATATGCTTATGCAAATACATTGACTGTCACGCCTGCTGCTGGCGGGAATATCGCTACTGTTTATTTACTGTGGGATGAAGTAAATGGGGATCTTTACGGGTGTGCGGACATACAAGATACCGATCTGCAGTGCAGTGTGCAGCCAAGGGATGGTCTATATTACGTGAATGACGCCATAGCATTCAGTTTTGACACTGCCAACGATAAAGGTTCGGCAAATGACAATGATGATTATAAATTCGCCATTGATCTTGCCGGGATACAATCCGATTCACGGCAGCTAAATGTTGGATGGAGCACCACATGGCTGTCTGCTGTTGCTTATGCCGGGACGTTAAATGATGCCATTCCAGATGTTGGATGGTCTGCTGAATGGAAAATAAGTTATGCTGATTGGGGGGTATCGGTTCCGGAGGTTGATGACGTATATGGTATGGAAGTAGAATTATGGGATAAGGATGGGTATTAAAATGAAAAAACTATTATTTGTAATTCTTTACTTGCTACTATCAGTAACCACTGTTTCCGCTGCAATGCAGCAACTGAAAGTTAGTCCTAACGGAAGACATTTCGTGTATGAAGATAACACTGTATTTTTCTGGATGGGAGATACTGCGTGGTCTCTCTTAACCGTGTCTACTGCGGATATTGATCTTTATTTGGCGGATAGAGCAGCAAAGGGATTCAATATAATCCAGGTAGATGCTGATGCTTATGGTGCCCAAAACTATAATGGATTAAGACCTTTTGGCACAGGACAGACTGTTCCAGTTTGTAATGAAACAGGATGCTCTAATGCAACTTCTGCATGGTGGAGTTATCTGGACACGGTTATTGAAAAAGCATCTGACAATAATCTCTATGTGGCTCTTATTGTTATGTGGGGCGCTGTTTATTACGATGGGGATTACTTTGGTGGCTATAAGAAAATGGGCACGGGGACTGCAGCTAAAACTAACGCATATTGGCTTGGATATTGGCTTGGAACAAGATACAAAAATAAGCCCAATATTGTCTGGACTGTTGCAGGGGAATATACATCGGTAAACGAATACTCTGAGCCTACTACTGATCAAAAGGAAGTGATGCTGATGGTTGCGAATGGAATATACGACTCTGGTGCGACCCAGCCTATGACGATTCATTCGGATGGAAATTCCCTGAGTATTTTCCGTGATTATTACTGGCATGATTTCACCATGGTACAGTCAGGGCATTCAGAATCCCCACCATATGAACCATACACCCTTGTTACCACTCAGTACAATATAACATCCCCAACAATTCAGCCTGTTATAAATGCAGAAATACTCTATGAAAATGTTCAAACATGGGCTACAGCTTCAGCTGTCCGAAGGAAAGCATACTGGTCAGTTTTTGCAGGTGGATTTGGGGTAACTTATGGACAAGCCTGTGTAACAGTTATGGCTAACCCATACGAGGACTGCGGTGGTGGGGATTGGAAAACTAAGTTAAACGCCACTGCTTCAACTCAAATGCAGTATTTAAGACTATTAATGGAATCTAAGCCATTATCAGTTTGCGCTCCTGATCAGACAGTAATTATATCAGAAACAAGCGGATATGAAGTGCGGGCGCTAAGAGCATCTGATGGCACGTATGTAATGGTATATATCCCTGATGGTGCTTCAGTTACAGTAGACATGACTAAGATAAGCAGCGGGGTGAAGGCTCAATGGTACGATGTGCAAACCGGTGTATATACATTAATTGGGACATATCAGAATACCGGTTCTCAGGTTTTCGATGCTCCAGGCACAACCGCTGAAGGGAATGACTGGGTTTTAGTCCTGGAAAAAGAACAATCTGTTTGTAATAGCGGAACATGGTCTAACACGGGTGGTGGGGGTTATAATGAGCCTGTTGATTGGGGGACAATAACTTTCTCGAATACGGTAGCCGGAGTACAGTATCCTGAGACCATAGTAAAATCAGTCAAATCCTCAGGCGGGGATTATGCCTCAATGCAATTATGTGTGGCAGGTCAGGCTGCTGATTTAGTCTCCAACAATACTAAAGTGGTTTGTGAGGCTCAATCGGCATTTGAAGATACAACAGCAGTTGACATCACCGGATATACCACAGATGAAAATCACTATATTGAGTTAAGGGCCAATGATGCTGTAAGGCACCAGGGTATGTATAGCACAGGCAAATACCGTTTGAAGGTTAATGGGACGAACGCCATCACCATACAAGAGGGCAATGTAAAGATTAATGGATTACAGATATATAATTCCTCAACAAGTGCCGATATTTCAGCCATAAAGGTCAATACATCTGATAGCACAGATTCAACAAATATTTATATCGAGAAGAATATCATTCGGGCTGATGATGCTGATGCTTCAGGAAGAACACTCTTGAGGTTTGCTCAGGGGTTTACCGGGTCAGAAGCATTCATCAGATTTAATCTGCTTTATGGGCTTGGCACAGGGAACTCCGAGAAAGCCATCACTGTCTCTGATGGGGACTTTACTGTCTATGCAGACAATAACACCATTGACGGGATTTATGACACAATGAGTTACAGCACAGCATCCGGTGGTTCCCTTACCATTCAGCCAAGTTCTATGGATGCTTACATCGTCGAATCCAACGTGGATGCTTGCGCTGCCTGCCCTTCAGATGCAGATGGCGGGGACATAGCCTGTGAAGACTGGGAGGGTTCTGATATATGTTCCTGGTCTACGGGCACAACAGATTGTGTTTCTACTTACCCGAAAGACATGGCACATAGTGGAACTCTAAGCTGTGATGACAAGGGCAGCCAGGCGCTTGAAATCAAATATAACACAACAGATACGGATGCTGAATGCTATAAGAAATTGGATGCGTCTACCACTAAAACCAAAGGTTATTTACAGTTCTATTTAAATCTTATAGACAGTAATGTATCTACTGGAGCGATTGATTTATTTTATGCTGTGTCGGCTTCAGGTGGGCTTTTGAACCTATACGCATCTATACAGTCGGACAGCACGTATAAGCTGAAATTAGATTATTACAATACTGCATCTTCCTGGTCAACCCTGATTTCCACCAACACGTTAAACGAGAATCAGTCCTATAGAATTAGGATTCCATATGACACTGATACAGGAAATGTATCACTGAAAGTTGACGACACGGTGAATAGTGGTGTGGGGTTAAGCAACGCCCGTGATCCAAGATATTTCTATTTTGGAACTACCGATGCCATTGGTTACACAAAAGCTGGTGCTGACTTTCAGATAGAGAACTTTAAATTTGATGATGATACAGAACCACCGGCATGTGCTCAGGAGACGAATACCGGGAGCTTGGAGTATTTTACGATCAACGGTTTAGACGGGAATAAAAACAGGGCACTTGTCAACTTTGATTTTTCTTCGCTTGATGATTTAGCAGTCATTACAAATGCTTCTTTACGGTTGTATTACAACAATAATTTTGGCACTTCTCCGGTAGGCGATACAGTCTATGCCAGACGCCTAACCACAACTGGATGGGTGGAAAGTCAGGCTACATGGAATTATTATTCTACAGGCAATTCATGGACGGCTGGAGGAGGAGATTATACAGAGACTAATCAGACATCAATGACTGTTCCCTCTTCTTATGGCTGGATGTATTTTGACGTTACATCTCAAGCTCAATATGCACAAAGCTATGCTGAGATTCTCTACTCCCTCATCATGAAAAACGAAGTGGATACTGTGAATGAATACGTGGCTTTTGCATCAAGCGAGAACACTTCTGTTCCATCCTTAAGGCCGACCCTTGTAATTAATTATACGCTTGCAGGATCGGAGGGAACGGTAATCTTCCGAAATAACCTTATCACAAACGGGACTACCTCCACGAATGCAGGAGCCACTGGTTCAGGCTACAACTGTACTGATATGAATTACGATTTTACAGGTTCTGGCAACACTAAGAATGCTTCGATAAGTTATATAAAAATGGGTGATTATCGGCTTAGATATGGTTCTGATTGCGTACAGGGGGGACTAAATTTATCAACAATCCTGACAGCTCCTTATCTTGATATTAGAGGAAAGAATATAAAAAGGTTTACATCTCCGCCCAGAGGAGCTTTTGGATATATACAAAGAGGATTGTTTTAAGGAGGTAAACGATGCCAACTATAGGTGGAGCGCCAATAGGCGTCAGACCGGTTGGAGCCGGTGCAGAGGAAGAGGGTGCTGTAGTTGCCCCTGCCGATTTTACTTATGGAGGACTCGGATACACGCTCAGCACAAAACCATGGTATCCATTCAGGAAAAGTTATCCCGACAGTGATGTATTGGAATCCGTTTCCGAGTCCGGATACATTCAGTCAAGGGCGCGATTCACCAGGATGCTACCTGCGTGGATACTTCTATATAAATTTCTTTCTGAAACTGACAGGGACACTCTTGAGAGCCTGATGCGTGACACTAAATTAGCAGACATCTTCGAGTGGTATAATCCTGATGATGAACAACTTTATTTGGTGAGGTTTGGAAAACCATATCCTGTTCTTTCTAATTTCTCCTATGTTTATTGGGAAACCGAGCTCACGCTGGTGCAGGCAATCTGATGTCATCTCTACCGCCAAGTCTGATCATAGAAAAGAACAGACTCGCATCACCTGACCCGTTCCTGCTTCTGGTAGATATTGTGTTAACTGACGGTACGGAATTTCATCTTGTAAATAATAATGAGAATATTGAATTTCATGGAACTACTTATATAGCATTTCCCGTTGAATTGGACTTTCCTGATAACTCCCTGAAGGGCGAACTAAATTCAGCGGAGTTGAGAGTATCGAATATTACAAGATACTTCTACGCTTATATTGAGTCCCTGTCCGATGCCGAGGTTACTATAACTCCCGTCAATGCGAAATACCTGAACCTGACACGAGAGGAGTATTCACCGATAACCCTCAGTTGGGACGTAATGAAAATTTCTACAAATCCCCAGTGGATCATTCTAACACTTGGGATGGTGAATTTTATGCTGAAACGATTCCCTCCATATATCTATAAACCGGAACAATGCGACTGGGAATTTAACAGTCCTTCAGTCAGGGCATCAGGATCAAACAAGGGCAGAGAATGCAATTATCAGGGCGATAAAACAACCTGTGATAGAACATGGGATGACTGCAAGAAGAGAAGCAATACAGCAAGATTCAGCGGACATAAAGGGTTATCAAATTATGGTATGCGTCTTGTCAGATAGGCTTTACTATGAGGATTTGCTTGGAGTAGCTTTCCAGAAGGATGGTGATTCATTGGAAGGACTCAATTGCTATAACCTATGCAGACATGTCTATCGTAGACCACCCATAAACATTGAACTCCCGCCCTTCTATTCTAACTCTGTAGAGCCTGGGCTTGTGCATTCCATTATTGCTGGCAATATAGACAGGTATTTCATGAGGCTTACGATACCTGTACCTTATTGTCTCGTGACATTCTGCGTTATACCACCAAGCACCCATCACATAGGAGTAATGCTTGAGGATTGTAGGAGATTTATCCATGTTATGGAAGGATGCGATGTGGTTGTGGAGAGATTAGATAGTTATTTCTGGCTTGATAAAGTCAAGGGATTTTATAGATGGAAGAAAAACTCCAGTTAGTCATAAAGAAAGACCCGCTTTTAAATGACAAGGATGTCAGAGTAATTGATTATCATGGGCAATCACTACTCGACTTAAAAAATCTGTATTTCCGACCTGAAGAGGATATCTGTGTGTCGGTCAACATGCACTTAATCCCGAAAGAACAACTCTCAAAGACCTATGCTTTAAAGGGTGATGAGATACTTTTTGTGCCCGCAATAGGTTTTGGTGGGAACAGCGGATTACGAATGATATTGATGTTTGTGGTGGCTATAGCAGCTATGGTTATAGCACCAATGCTTGCGCCCGCATTGGCTGGTATGGGACTTGGAGGATCTGTTGCAACATGGACAGCGATTTCAGCTATGGGCATATCAATGGTGGGGGGATTGCTTGTGAGCGCACTTTCACCTCTGCCGAAACCAGATAACATAAGTGGATCTGAGACTTATACCTGGAATCCCCAAACTACCCAGCGACCAGGATTACCAAAGTCCTATGTCTATGGACGACATAAAGTCTACGGAAATATTGTATCTACATATTTAGAAAGATACAGTCACAAGACTTATATAAATGTACTCATAGATTTGGGTATCGGGCCAATTGCAAAACTATATGACTTTAAGATCAACGACCAACCGATTCAGGATATAAAAGGTATTAAGATTTACACACGTTATGGGTATATGGATCAAGAGCCTATATATGGTAAGGGCGGGGATAAGCATAGCCTCTTTGGTGATATTAAGATTGGAGATGATTTTCCTCGTAATGAACCAATAACAAATGAGGATGATCCTGTATATGAATATATAACTACTGAAGATGATTTTGATGCGGTTGAAATTGAGTTGATGGGTATCTTATGGAGAATAGATGACGAAGGGGATAAGCATTCTGTTCGTGCTCTGATCCGTATAGAAATCGCACCTTATGGTACTGAAGATTGGGATATCCTTACCTATGAAAAATGCTATGCAAAGCCGGATACATTTGAACCTTGGCAATTTCCACAATGCTCACATGATGAGCCGGAACATATTCCTTCCGGGTATTGTCATTGGGAAGCAGGATATTGGGTGCATGGGGAAGATACTGATGACGAATGGGTTATAGTTGTAAGTAAGCCTGCTGTTGCCTGTCCTGAAAACACTGAACCGACAGATGATCATTATGAAGGCGAACCTTACGAAGATGACGACCCTCGATCGGAATGTGGAAGTAGAATCGGAGGGAATAGATGTGAGTGGCATTGGGTGGAAGAGATGGAGGACAGTCCAGATTACGGAATAAATGATTTTATAACTTTTAGCAATGATAATCAAACACCCCTATACAGAACAATTAAAACTAAAAAACTGACTCACGGCAAATATAAGTTGAGATTCTCCCGCGTAAATGGTACCTGGGATGAAGGAAATTTTCAGGATGAGGTATATATCTCAGCAATAAGAATAGTTTACTATGACAACCTTGAGTATCCGAGGCATGTGATGGTAGGAATACATGGTCTTGCGAGCAAATACATATCGGGGGATTTCAGATTCTCGTGCATGGAAAAGGGCAGGCTTTGTCGAGTCTATAATAGCAATGAATGGACCGTGGAGTGGACGAATAACAATGCCTGGATATGTTATGACATACTTACTCAACCAGTTTTTGATAATAATTTAAACGTGCTCCGATATGATGGCTATAGACCTGCACGCCTTATAAGGGAGGACTTTGAGGAGTGGGCAGAGTTCTGTGACGAGCATGTTACGGATGGTAATGGTGGGACTGAGCCACGACACAGGTTTGATGCTGTCTTTGACTTTGCTAATGAAAGTGTAATGGATGCGGTTCTTAAGGTTTGTCAGGCAGGTCGCGCAATGATTGTTCGTAAAGGTTCTCAGATTGGAGTTGCCATAGATAGACCTACATCTGTATCTCAGCTATTCACTGTTGCCAGTGCAAAGGTTGATACATTCCATGAGAACTTTATGTCTATAGAAGATAGGGCGAACGAGATAGAAGTTACATTTAATAACGAGGAGAAGGATTATAAATCTGAACCTTTTACTATTGTGAATAAAAACATATCCAGTACATTTGCAGGCAGCAGACCTAATTTTACTCTTGTTGGAGTGACAAGGGCTACAGAAGCATGGCGTAATGGGATGCTGCGGCTTTATTACAATCAGTATGTAAGGCGTAACTGCGGACTTGTAGTCCATTCCCAAGCACTTACGTCTAATGTTAATGATGTAATCAAAGTCCAGCATGATGTCCCCGTGTGGGGTTATGGCGGGTTTATCATTGCAGCAGATGAGAACTCCATTACCCTCGATAAAGAAGTAACAATTGAATCTGGATATTCTTATGAGGTCTTAGTGCGATGTTTTGACGATACTCTACTTGAAAGATCGGTTACAAACTCTCCAGGTGTTCATAATGTATTGACTCTTTCCGCACCGTTAACTACTATCCCACAACAGTTTGATGAATGGAGTTTTGGAAGGGTTGATGAATATGCCAAGCCCTTTAGAATCGTGAACCTGCAACCCTCTTCTGATTTGAGTAATTTTGTACTTGGTTTGATGGAATATAACGAATCCATCTACAACGTAGACACCGATACTCCTGCCAGGCCCACACCAGACTATACAGATTTGGACTTATTTCCCACTGTAAATGATATGGTCCTTGCGGAGAGGTTTTATAAGGAAAAGGGCAGATATACCATAGAACTTGATATAACCTTTAGGGAACCTGAATCATCGGTATTCTCCCATGCGGAAATTTGGAAGAAGAAACTTCCTGATGGTGTATGGAAATATCAAGGCAGCACATATAGCGGCGTATATACGATTGAAAAAGGACTGGTTGAGAGCACTACGTATCGCATATCTGTAGTCACGGTCAATATCATGGGACAAAAGAAAGACCCATGGAAGTTTGCAGGCGTTGTCAGCAAGAATATAACGATACTCGGTAAGCGAGCACGCCCTTCTGATGTTTCTGCTTTTTGGGCTGAATGTGGGGTGGGTGGATTGATACTTTACTGGACTCCTGTTTCTGACCCGGATATAGATTATTATGAGATACGGTACACAAAGGCTACTGACGGGGTATGGGAAAAAGCACAAAGTATAGTTGAAGTTGCGCGAACACAAACGTCAAAATCCTTTCCCGCTGCAAAAACTGGATTATATTTGATTAAAGCAGTTGATATGGGAGGCAAGAAAAGCGTAAATGCTCTTGGTGTCTATACTACTGTTCCCGGAATGATAGGCTGGAATGTGAAAGAAGTTCTTGCCCAGCAGCCAACTTTCCCCGGCACTAAAACAAATCTTATAGTTGTTGACAGTAAATTAGTATCAGAAAGTACATTAAATTGGGACGATGTGGCTGATGTTGATTCTGTAACTGACGTTGATTCGATCGGGGGGTATGCTCGTACAGGCAGTTATGTATCGAGTGTTCTTGATTTAGGTTCTGTGCAGGATGTGCGTTGTAGTTCAAATGTTCTTTTTAATACGCTTGGAGCGATTACAGTTGATGACATAAATGATATAGATTCGATAGCGGACTGGGATAGCTTAGACATCGGTGATGCCTCTGTGGAAATTTATGTCAGAACATCTCAGGATATGTCAACATGGTCAGAGTATCAAAAACTATTTGTAGCGGATTTGAAAGCAAGAGGATTACAGTTCAAGGCATTGATTGATCTTTTAACTGATCCTGCGATTGACAATCAAAAACATATTAAGATTGAAACATTAGAATTTGTAGTTGATATGCCTGATCGAATTGAGCAGGCACAGGATATTGTTTGTACTGCAGGAGGTATTAATATTACATACGCAAAAGCCTTCATGGCAAAACCGCTAACCGGGATTACGATTCAATCTATGTTAACGGGTGACTATTATAGGATCACCAGCGCTTCAGCAACTGGTTTTACCATACGTATTTTTGACAGTGGTGATACGGGAGTACAGAGAACCATAGACTGGTGGTCTAAAGGGTACTAAAAATATAGGAGGAACAATAAAATGTCACAAAGTGATTTGGTAATTCAAAACGATGATGGTCAAAATTTTAGACTTGATATCCAGGCCGCACTTCAGGCAATAGGAAGTTGCCAGGAAGGAGCCAGTAACCCTGGAACAACTTACAAATGTATGCTTTTTGCCAATTCATCCAGCTTGCTTTTAAAAATGCGCAATAGCACCGACTCAGGGTGGGTAACTATCGGTACTCTTGATGAGGCTTACTTGGGACATCTTACTCTTGCCACAGCACAAACCATTACGGCAAGGCACACCATAAACACTATTGCGGTGGGTGCTCCCTTTACGTTAGGTGCAAACAATCAAGAGCAGAAGGTGGTGCATTTCAATGCAGATCACCTGGATGGTTACGATGCCTCCCTCACGCCCGGAGATAGCATTATTCCTGTTGGGGACAGCAATGGCAGAATAGCATGGGGCGCCAAGCCAGCCTTTAGGGGATGCCTTGTCCGTATAACAGCGGCGAAATCAATTTCCGATTCTGTATGGCAAGCTGTTCAGTTTAGTGACTCCGGAGAAGATTATGATACGGATACTATCCATAACCTTAATGCAAATTCAGGAAAACGATTGGTTGTGCCTGCTGGCGTTACTAAGGTCAGAATATCAGGCAACGTATCCTGGGAGGCCAATGCCACAGGGGTCAGAAGAATTGTCATTTACAAAAACGGAGCTTATGGTTACAATGGCTGTGTGTATGATGATAGATTGCCTATCTCCGGGTCTTTGGCTACGAGGATGAATTTTTGCAGCCCTGTACTCTCGGTAGCCGCCACTAATTATTTTGAATTGTTCGTATATCAGAATTCAACCGGAGCATTGAATGTTTTGGGAGATAGCACCTGTTTTGCAATGGAGATTGTAGAATAATTTATCTATTGAATGTTACTTTGATGAGCATATAATTATTCGTAGACGGGATATACTCTGCAGTGCAGGTAAAGTTTTTCCTGAGCTTAGCACCAAAAGAATTTTCTGCATCAACATAGGATTGAACCGTAAAGACTTTTATGATTAGGTAGTGTCCTAATTTGGAATTCGCTTACGAGTCATTTCTTTAATCTCTTTTCTGCACTTACGTTCCAATTTTTTAATTGATGTTTCAGGCGGTAAATTCTCTGGCATTATTCCACCAAGTTCTCTGATAGTGTTTCTAACAGCCTTGCTAACACTCCGATGCGTGTCAATCGCCTCTTGTTCTCCATTAATATTGTCACGACTGAGCTTATCTTCTGTCTGAGTAATTCTGAATTCGTTAGCTGCCAATTCTGTTCTACCAGCACGGTCAAGTAGATCATCCTTTATTCCCTTATATCTTTTGATGTCTCTTAATCCCATACCATAAAGACCTTGATATCCAGCATCTTGAAATATCGGATATTTTTGAACACCTACACGTTTAGCTGTGCTCGCTAAACTACGATTTGCATCTTTTATTCGATTGCGTAATAAGATGCGGCGTTGATCTGCTGTAAGTTTTTCTTGCAATTCTTGCTTTCGTGTTTGAATTGCAAAATAGGCTTGAGCAGTACCTATTTCGGGTTTAGATGTATCAGAGTTCATTGTAATTAAATAGCAAGCATATCTTGTAAGAAAATAATCTTTTTGGTTCACCATACCACCCTTTCCGATTTGGATCATTTTGGTGGTTTCAACAAAATGAATTGATTGGTCAAATCCTGCACTTTCACATGCCATACATGCCCTATTAATAGCATTTTCAAAATTACGCCAATCGGAGTAAGCTAAAATCATTTGTACTTCTCTTGCCCTCCAATAATCAATTCTCTTATCTGTGGTTCTTTTTGAATTCTCTAACTCCTTGATTGTACTATCCAACTTATCCATTTAATTTTACCTCCAAGTTTTACGTTGGTATAATATGGCATATTGGAAAATGTTTGTCAATACCATATCTTTTTACTTGACACCATTCGTTTACTATGGTAATCTTATCTCAAGAAACGGGGGTGAGACGATGACATTAAGAAAAAAAATTGAAGATAAGATCAACAAGAAGGAACAAGAAATTCAAGAATTTCAAACAAGGATTAATGAGGCTAAAGCATATATCCAAGCGTTGCAAGAAACCATCCGGCTACTGCCTAAAGAAGATTCAGAAGAATCGGCAGAAAGTAAAATAAGGCCGACAAGTGCTATAGGAAAGACTTTAGCTATTCTTAAGAAAACTGGGCACCCAGTGCACCTTAACGAGATTCTTAAAGCAATAGGGAAATCTACCTCTAAGAAAGACAGGGTAGCTCTTAGCGGCTCTTTAGGATGGTATGTAAGAAAAGGAGAGGTATTTGTTCGCACTGCTCCTAACACCTTTGGTCTTATTGGTATGGAAAGTGATGAGGAAATGATACCACCGGATGATTTTGGATTGGAAGAAGAAAAAGAAAAAGCAGAACATATAGAGAAACCTTAAAGCATCATTGGCATTACACTTTGCGCATTACAACTTTATGCGCCTTCACAAGACATTGAGAAGCACTCCAGCGATGGAAGCAAAGATTATAGACCATATTTGGGGATGGGATGAGATTTTGGCTTATGAACCTACTATATGTTGACAGAATACTGATTGTTTATTGTAATTAATACATTATAT